CATCGGCCTGGCCGGAGAGGTAGCGGATCATCTCGATGGCCGCTTGCAGTGAGCCGTTTTTGTCCTGCTTGTACCAAACGCGTGCCTCCTCGACGGTGAGCGCCGGATTGACCAGCCCGAACGCTAGAGCGAGGATCTCGGACTCGGTGTCAACGTTCTCGACCAGCTCAGGATCGATCTTGCCGATCTCGGCCGCCTCGCCCCGGGTGATGCCGCGCACCTCGACCTCGGCGCCATCGTCGATCGACACCACCTCGGTTTTGCCGGCCACCTTGCGGGCCAGAACCTGCTCGCGCGTGAGAAGCGCCATCGGTTACCCCCTGTAAAGTTGATCAATGAGATCTCGTCGGATCCGCCGGCGGAATACCTAGGCCTGCGTACCCTCAGTCACCGAGCCGGTGATCTGTAGGTCACACGTCCACTGGAAGATATCGTCGTTTTTTTCCGATTCGACGTACTTCCCCACCACGCATGATCCCGACTGCTTCCGCTTGCCAGTGCCGATCCCGGACGGGTAGCGCTCGAAAGCCACCGTCGTGCCTGCGATCGTTTCGAGGTAGCGCGGCCCCGAGGCGGTGTCGTCGTCCGTCCACCCGCCGATGGTCAACTTGCGGTCGATCTGACCGCCCCGGTACGTCTTGTCGGTGATCCCCGAGCCCGAGGTGTCGTGGGTATCAGGGGTCACCTCCCAACTCGAGGTCTTCTTGTAGGTGGTCAGGGTCTTGGTGCCGATCTTGATACCGCTGTCTTTGCCGTGATCGGCGGTGCCGGTGGCCATCGGGCTAACCTCCCGTGATCTGTAGATGGAACGTGTACGCAAACGCGGGGTTGCCACCCTGCACGGTCTCGAGGGTCGCTTCGGCCCGGGCCACGAACAGGGTTCCGCAGTGCACCCACGTGTGCGCGGCCAGCCGTGCCGGGATCGACTTGGTGCCGGTGGTCGAGGCCAGCTCAAGCGCTAGCCGGTAGGTCTGCCGGTTGTTGGCCGGCCCCACGATGATCATGAGCCCGAGGTCGTCGATCCGGTGGTTACCCGGGCCGCCGGCGGCATACGTGATGTCGGGGAGCTCAACGTACGGCGCTGGCGGGCCGCTACGGGTGCCCGGTCCGTCGCCCGGCACGTTGAGCCCGATGTCGGCCGCGTCGAGCACCTCGAAGATCTCGTCGTACAAGTCAGCCAAGATCATCCGGGCATCCTGGCGCGCACGTAGGGGCCGAGCATCACCCGGACGTCAGGGTCAAGCCGGGCGGCCAGCCGCACCTCGCTGCCCTCGCTCGGTGAGCCGGCGGTGCCGTACGGGGACTCCCGTCGGACGTTCCAGCGGTTCACCTGCAACCACTCGGCCGCGGTGACGCCGGCGGGTATCTCGTTCCAGCCGAACTTCGCGAACACGTCCACGTCCCCGCACGGGCGGGTGGCCAGCGTGATGCCGGTGTAGATCCCGCCGAGCGCGGCCGCGTTGCGCGGCCACCAGCGGTAGCCGTCCACGCCGGCGGCCACCGCCGTGCCGTCCACGGTCACGGTGACGCCGGCGGTGTCTTGCACGTCGTCGATCGTCACCAGCCAGCGCCCGTCGCGCAGCTGGGCGGCCCGGTATCCCTCATACGTGAGGGTGGCGGCCGCCTCGAGCTTGCCGAACTGCCGGTTGGTGGCGTTGTCGATGGCCCGGGCCGCGGCGGTGCCGTAGGTGGCCACGTAGGGGTTATCCGTGTTGTCACGCACGAAATCCCCGAGCTCCCCAGCGTCTACGTAGTCAGGTGCCCACGACACCGCCGCTCCCCTCCCCGGGCCTTACTCGGCGGCCGCGTCGTCGGCCGCGGCCGCGTTGCGCTTCCGCCGGCGTTCCTGCGCGCGCTCGGCGTTGAGCCGGGCCTCGGGGTTGCCCGGCTCTACCCCTTCGTCCAGCGCGTTGATTTCCTCGCCGTTGAACGGGCTGGTGGTCACGCCGGCGTTGACGAGATCGTCCCTCTCGCCCGCCGACAGGTACCCGGGCCGCTTCGGCCGCGGCGGCTCGGTGTTGTGCATCGTGCCGGGCGCCGCGGCGTTGCCCTGGCCCTCGAGCTCGTGCACCCGGTCGCGTAGCTGCTGGTTTTCCTGCTCGAGCTCGTCCTTGGTAGGCATCGATCACCCTCGATTCTGAAACGCTTGTTTCCGTGACACGTTCATCTATATCCGCAGGTAGCAGCCCTGCATATGATCGACTTAGGCGACCGGATCCCACGTGATGGTACGGACGCCGGCGGTGTCGGAGACCGCGGTGGCCTGGTAGCCCCACACCCCGAGGTCCACGTACGCCACGGCCACCCCGTCGAGGGTGAGCCGCTGCGGCGGGGACGCCCAGCCCCACACCGAGGTCCGATCGACCAGATAACCCAGCTTGGCGGCCGCGGTCTGGCCGGCAGCGGGCAGCGCCCACGCCGGCTGGAACCGCTGGCCGCCCACGTTGATCGACGAGAACACGCTTTCGGCGGTGCCGTTGCGGTTCGTCGGGCCGAGCATCGGGTAGAGCTTCTCGCCCCCGGTGTCGGCCGCGTCGGTGAGCGTGACGTAGGGGTCCGCGGCCAGGAAACCATCGGTGAACGCGTAGCCGCCTCGCGCGAATTGCAGCAGCGCGATGGCGTGCTCCATCTCGGAGCCCAGCGTCTTGCCGGCGGCCGCCCGGTCCACGGCGCCCGCGGTGAACGTGTTGAGCGCGGTGAACGTACCGGCGTTGAGCTCGGTGACGATCGCGGCCTCGAGCGCTTCGTTGACCCCGCGCACCATCTGGTTCCAGATGAGGGTGGACGTCTGCGGGTTGCCACCCTGGTCCCAGACCTCACGGTTGATCCGGGCCTTACCGGAGTACGCCGTCGGGGTCACGGTCTGCCCGGTGGTGGTGTAGGAGCCCGTCGTCGGCTCGGTGCCCTGGGTGTGGGCGCCCACCAGCCCGCTCGAGGTGTTGAACTTCGGGAACGCAAATGGCGTGATGTCGGTGAGCGAGCCCTTGTTCACCGCCGACCAGATCGGGTAGCGGTATTCGCGCTGGTCAACCCACATTTCGGGCCGCTGGCGGGTGGGATTGGTCTCGTCCACGTCGGTGGTGGCCACGTTGAACACCGCGGCCATCTTGCGCTGGATGAACGCCAGCGCCCGATCGTGCGCGGCCTTATCGCCGTCGGTGAACCACGCGTGGTAGTCACCACTGAGGTCGTGGGTGCCGCGACCCATGATGCCGAGACCGTGCTTGTCGAAGGTGAGCCGGTACGGGTCCGGCTCGGTGACCTTGAACGTGCCGAACGTGGCGCCGGGGGCCGGCTGGCCGGCGGCCCCCGGGATCGGCATGGCGCCGGGGTTGACCGGTTGCGCGAACTGGCCGGCGGCCGCGTCGGCGGGCGGGGCCGCGGCCACCTGGCCGCTGGCCACCATGTTGTTGACCACGCCGGTGAGCGCCCGCGTGAGCTCCTCTGCCGACACTGGCCCGGTGGGGAGCTGCGCGGCGAACTGTCCGGGCGGGAGCGGGGCGTACGGCTGGCCGGCGGGGGCATTCTGCGGCGGCGGTGGGGGCTGGTTGCTCGGCCACGGCGCCGGAATGGCGTTGACGCCGGCGGCCGAGTAGTACTGGCCGCCGTTGGCCGGCGGCGGCCCCTGCACCATCACGTACTGCTGGCCGCTGGCCGGCTGCTGGTTGGGCGGGTACAGCTGGGCGGCGATCGCGCAGGCCATCCCCGGCGGGTGGGCCAAACCGCAGTGCTGGCAACTCATGATTCCTCCGTAACGGCTGGCGCTTACCTTGGTTACCCGGGCGCCGGTGAATGCGGGATCCGGGGTCACGCTGGTTTCGTTCCACGTGGCCCGGACCACATCGAACACCTGTTCTGCCTCGCTCCACACGACGTCACCTTCGGCGGGGTCGAGCGAGAAATCCACACCGATCGATAGGCCGTCCTGTAAACCGCCGGCGGCATCCATGAGCAACTGATCGCGGCGCATCTTGGTGGGTGAGCCGTCGGGGCCGTCGAGGATCTTGAGGGTGACGGTGGGTCCGTCCTTGCCGTCGGTGACGTTTTGGTGGACACCTACGTACTCGAGATGGCCATCCATCGCGCGGAGCCGGTTGAGGTTCGCCGCGTCGTACTCGAGTGACCCCGGGCGGAACCGGAACCCCACGCCGTACTTGCGCGCCACCTCGTTGTACGGCACGGCCAGCCCGGTAATCGTGCGCTTCTCGAGGTCCGCCGTTGCCGGCTTGACCGCCGCGGCGAAGTCACGACCCGAGAACCGCAGCATGGTGCCCGGCTCGGCGGCAAACGTCGCGCCCGCCGGGAGCGCGGCCATCCGCTGGGCGGTGAGAGCCGGCCCCAGCTGGGCGGGGAGTACGCGCATGTTCTGTCCGATCGTCGAGGGGACGGCTACCGGCTGGCCGGGTGCGGGAGCGGGGCCGATGAACCCCGCGGCCGCCCGGGCCTCACGATCCGAGATCAGCCCCGCTTGCCAGAGCGGGAGCACCGCGGCCGCGTCGGGCCGCAACCACTCCGAGGTGTCCCACCGCACTAACTGGCCCCGCGGGGTGATGTCCCCCATCGAGAGCCGGTCAGTGACCGCCGACATGTACCCCGAAAGCGTCCGGTTGATCTTGTCGGTGCGTCGGTCCGTCGCGTTGAAGTAGGTACGGCTGGTGGTGTTGACGCCCACGTCCTCGGGGTCGAGGCCCATGTGTAGGGCCAGCTCGAGCGCCACCTGGCGCTGGAGCTCCACCAGCTGCAGCTCTGCAGGGGACGGCGCGTTGATGTCCACCCGCTGTGCCTGCTTCGGGATCCACGCCGGCCCGCCCAGCTTGCGCTGGCGCTTGTAGGTGGCCAGGAAGGCCTCGACCTCAGGATCCTGGTATGGGGCAACGGTCTGATCGTCGGTGTCGGTGAACACCTCGAGCGGCCGCGGGTTGTCCGCGTACATCTCGGCGAGCCGATCGATCAGCAGCGCCCGCCGGATCGTGCGGGCGCCCGCGGTGAGCAGCGGCCGCCCGGGCGAGTCGAACCGGATCATCATCACCGCGGGGACCTCTACCCCGTCCACCCAGACGGACGCACCGCGCGGATCCTGGCCGGACGGGAGCGGCGCCGGGGTGCGTACGGGCTGGCCCGGCGGCGGGGTGAGCGAGACGTTGACCACGCGGCGCGCGGTGAGCGGGAAGCCGCGGTAATCGAGGCTGGTCTTGAGCCACCACGAGATCCCGTCGCACAGCAGGTCCTCGAGCGTTTGGGCCAGCATCACCACCCGCGGGATGTCCGGGTCCGGCTGCTCGAGAAACGCGTTGGCCACGACGTCGTACCCACGGAAGTTGACCAGCGCCAGGGTTCCCACCGAGCAAATCTCGTCGCGGCCGCGCTCCACCGCCCCGATGGAAAGAGCGCTCTCACGAGTGACCGCAATGTCCGAGAAGTCGCGGCCCCAGATGCCGTAGATCAACGCGTCGATCGGCCCGGCGCTCGAGAACGTACGGCCAGCCAACCCCGCCCGGGCGCGCAGCGCGACAACACCACGACGGATCGCCGCGGCCGCGGCCGCCCATCTGCTCATGATCGAAGGATAAGGGGAGGTCACGCGTTTACGGGATTGACGTTGCGGGTGAATCGTGAATCGCGATTCGCGTTTTTCATCGCGCGACGTGGAAGCCGGCCCGCGGGGTCGGCGCCGGGATCGTGCGGGCGAGGTGGACGGCGCCCGCAGCCGCGTAGACGCCGGTTACGTGGCCGGCCCCCTCGCGACGATCGAAGACCCACTCGCCGTTGGGGCCGCGGGGCCGCTTCTCGGCGTTACCCATCATCGTCGTGAGCGAATCCTGACCACTATGGACCATGCGGTGTTCGGCCACCATCGCGGCGAACCCCATACACACGGGCGCGGCCTCGGACTTGATCTCGGCTACCCGGGTGCCGCGGGGCGGCCAGCCGATCCGGCCACCCTTGCGCTGGCCAAGCTCGGCAGTCAGCGCGGCCGCGCCGCTCGAGGGGAACCACCCGAAGGTGTACGGCTGCACCCGGTTGATCCACGCGGGGAGCTCCTCGCGTACCGCGGCCAGGCCATCCCACGACTTGACCACCTCGACGCGTACGCGGCCATCCTCGAGCACCACCGCGACCACGAGATCGGCGCGCAGGCCATCGGGCGAGACGTCGAGGCACGCGGCCAGCCGGCCCCGGTACCCGTCGAGGGTGGCCACTTCGACCGAACTACCCCACGCTCCGAGGTCCACGGCCAGGTTCATCGACCGCACCCGGATGCACATTGCCTGCGTCTGGAACTTGGCCAGAGCCTGGCCGCCGGCGTTGACCGCGAGCCGGGCCTGGCCGAGCAGGTTCTCTGCGTCGAGCCGCGTTCCGAGGTTGGGGTTGGCCACCGCCAGGTGCTCAACGTTGAGCGGGTCCATCTCGGGGGTGCACGACCACGAGAACAGCGCGGTGCGGTAGTCGCCCGGCGCCTCGGCGCGGCGCTCGATCACCGCGCCCGGGCCGACCTCGGCCGCCCACGTGATGAACGCCTCGGCGGTGTCGTGGAGATCGTTGAGCACCACCGATCGGTCCGAGCCGGCGTTAGTGATCCCCCACGCTTGGAAGTTACGCACCGCGTTGCCGGCGTTCACGCTGGCCGCCCACGCCGAATAGTCGTAGTGCGCCCAGAGCTCGTCGAGGATCAGCCGGTGGACGGTGAGCGAGGGGCCGCCTTGCTCGTTGCTCGGAGCGATCTTGTAGCGGGAGCCGGTGGTGGTCCACGATTCCTGCTCGCCGTTGGCCTCACGCGTCCACCGCCGCGCCCGCTGCAACGCCAAAGCGGGCGCGGCCTCGGCCAGCCGCACCGCGCGGTGCCACGATTCCTTGGCGTAGTCGAGTTTCGTCGAGGTGCCGAGCACCAGCCCGACCTCGACCACGAACGTCCACCAGAGCGAGAGGATCACCAGCACGGTGGTCTTGCCGTTCTGCCGCGCCACCTCGACCACCAGCGTCCGGAACCGTGGCCGGCCATCGGGGAGGACCTCGAGACCGTGGATCAACAGCCATCGCTGCCACGGATCGGGCGGGTAGTGGAGCACCGCCTCGGACCACTCGACGACAGCGAACCCCATCGACGTCTCGGCGGTGAGCGCGCACCCGCACCCGCACGGCCCGGGCGGCCCGACCACCAGCGGCGGGGTACACAGCCGCGGCGTGGTCGAGCCGCTAACCGGTAGCGCGCTCGGAGAAGCGGCGGCGGTGTTCATCGTGCGCCGCTGCGTCGGCGGACACGCCGGCGGCGGAGCCGGCGGTGGGGATCGCGCTCGGATTGATCGCGCCGCGCCCGGCCCGGGTGAGCCCGAGCGCGGTGAGGGTGCGCAGGTACTGCGGGCCGACGATCCGGAGGACCTCGAGCACCTCGGCGGGGTGCATATCCCGCTGGCCGGCGGCAATCTCGGTGAGCGTGCGCGGCGTGGTCTTGTCGAGTAGCCGTGCCAGTAGTGCGGCGAACTCGACCCCCGCTCCGTCCGATTCCGGAAGCTGGGCGTTTCGTACCGATCGGCGCAGGCGTGAGAGATTGCTCACGATATGCGCCCGCGCGTGCTGGATCTTGGGGGAGAGAGAAGGAACAGGGCGGCGGGTGTCCGGGCTATGGCCTGCGGAAAAATCCGGGCTCTCATCGATCACGCTCGATCATGTCGCCTTCGTTTTCGTGCGATCTCGCGTGCTCGATCACTTTCTCGAGCATCGATTTCAACGCGCGCTCTTGCGTGATCTGTGCGGCCCACGACTGACGGTGCTCGCTGCACTCAGCGTGCAACCACTCCCCCCGCGCGTACGTGCTGATCATCATCACGACTACCTACCCCCCTACCACTGAGTAACGGCTACTGCTGGTGGGTCGGTGCCCCCGTCACCAGGGTCACCGATCCACAGGTTGCACGTCTCGCACGCGCCCACGATGTACCGCGGATCATCGCCCGTCCGCGCTCGGCCGAGCGTGTGGTGCGCGTGCTCCATCACCCCTTCGCAGGAGTGGGCGCCCGCCCGCTTTCGGGCGCACCAGCCCTCGTCATGTGCTCGGCAACGCCACCGCTGGTGCGTCCTAGGATCGTGCTGGGCGTGGTCACGGGCTAGCACATCGAGCCGGATCCGGCGCCATGCTCGAGTGCTACCCCGCGACCAGCTACTCACTCCCCCAGTGTGGACGCGTACGGGCGGCCCTCGTGGTGAGCGTCAAGGCTCGGATCCATGTGGTGCCAGGCGCCCGTGTGGCCCACCGCGCCGGGGGTCTCTTCCCACCAGATGACCTGATGGCACGTGTCGGTGCCGACGGTGAACGCGCATCGGGCGCTCGGCGTGATGGCGGTGTCCTCCGCTGCTGCTGGCGCGGCGCCGAACAGGTCACGCTGGGCGGCGGCCGCGGTAGCGAGGTCGGTGGGACGGGGCTGGCCGGCGGCCCGGGCGGCTTGTTTGGCGAGGTGGGCCAGTGCGGAGCCGAGCTCGTAGCGGCCGAGTTGCAGCGCTTCGGCCGCGTAGCGTGCGGCCAGCTCGGCATCGGTCAGGCTGGGCATCTCGTTCGATTCGGACATTTTGCGCTCTTTCCTTCGGACGTTGATTCGATCTTGAAGCGTCATTGCGGGTTACGACCCCTCTCGATGGGAGCGTTGGTGGCAGGAGCGCCCCGCCCCTGCACGTGCATAGGCACGAGCAGGAGCGGGGACGTCTCGACGGTCGGAAGTACGGCTATCGCTTGACGCCAACCAGCGCATTACCGCTGGTCATGGGCGGGATGTGTCGGCAGCTCTCCCGCGTCCGGGCCGCTCCCGATGCGGTAGCGATCGCCCGCCAGGTCGTGGCGGTTTGATGGTGGGACGCATCGGGAGCGGTGCCTTCCGGGCGCACCCGCTCTGCGCGGGGCACGTTGGGCCATCCGTATATGCCGCGGGGTCACCCCCGGGGTCAACACGTGCGCGGCTACCGACTCCAATACGCGTTTTCACCTTCTGAGGGACTGGACGCGAGGCCAGGTCGTTTGGTTCGGCCATTGTTGCTGGCCAGGCAGTTTCCGCCCATCTGCCATTACAAATTGCGCACGAAATAGACCCCGGGCAAGGGATCGGGTGCGAACTTGTCGCCTGTTTCCGGTAGGCTCACCGCTAGATTGTCGTGGCAGATGATCAGGTTACGCGCTTCGGTCTCCCCGTCAAGGGTCGAGCCGGGCGCGTTTCCTTTTTCACCTACCCCAGTGCGTCAACCACCAATTGGTGGAGTTGTGCTCTCGGCAATAGATGCGCGGTGAGCAGGCTGGGCAGAGCTCGGCCACCAGCCAGCCCGATGATTGAACCTGCGCGAAACCGACGCCGGCGTTTGCAGCTTTGCGCACCGCCGGCGGTGCGCCGTCGTCGATCTTGCAGATGAACAGGCCAGGGTCACCCACCGCCAGCGGCATGCCGGGCAGTGTCATCGCCCCTCCGTCTGCGCGCGGCGCTCGAGGCGTACGGCCAGCGGCGGCCGCGCCACGGTGCGCTGTGCGTTCTTGAAGTCGTCGAGCTCGGCGCGCCAGATCATCCGATCGGCCAGTCTTGGCCCGGCCCCCTCAAAGCGGTAGCCTCGGATCCTCTGATCTGCCACGTACCTGATGACCTGCTTTTTCGACTTGCCGAGTATCGCGGCCGCTCCGTCGATGGTCACCCAGTCACCCGGATTCGGGAGTGGCAAGGTTGGGACATTCATGGTCTAGAGCTTGACATGTATGTCTCGCCGTTGCAACGTGGGGTGATGCCAAGCCCCAGACCCAGCATCGAGAGCGGCGGCCCGGGCGGCCGCCTATCCTACGTACAGTCGCCTATCAACCCCGAAGAGTGGCTGTGTTGGTGCGGCCAGCTGTTCACCACCGAGACCGCCGCGGCCGAATGCCGCCACATTCGACCGCGGCTCCCCGTCATCCCACGCGAGGTGGGTTTCAGCCCCCGAATCGGCTTCACCTACGGCGGCCAGCCGGCGGCCGAGCGAGTGGAGCTACCGCCGCTGCACAGCTTCACTGAGCGGGAGCGGCGCCGGGCCGGCGTGGGCGCGTTCCTGGTCATCGCGCTCTGGGCACTGCTGATGATCATGCTGGCCACGATGCCGTACGGGACCACCAACGACGATCCCGGCCCGATCGTCACCCCGAGCACCTACGGGTGGCCCGGCCCGACCGGTGGCGCGTTCACCTCGATGCCGGTGGCGCCGCGATGACGGGCCTGTTGATCATCGGCCTGACGATCGTGTGCCAGTTGACCGCCATCATCGGCCTGTTGGCCACGATCGTGGTCCGGCGGCCGCGGTGATGGGCGCCGCGCCGATGGGCGCGCGGTTCGTGGCCGGCCCGCTCGAGCCGGGCCTGGCCGCGTACGTAGATCTACCTACGCCGGCCCCGAGCGAGGCCTCAGACAACGGCTTGAGCTGGGCGGACTATCGCAAGTGCACTACGTGCGGAGCCGAGACGGGCGATGCGTGTGTCGCTCTCTATTCCAAGATCATCAATGGCCAGCCGGCTGGCGATCGTGCCCTACTCCCCCGGGCGCACGGCCACCGCCACAAGCGTGCGGGGCGGTAGCCTGCGACTATCGGATACCCCCGTACCGAGAACGGCCCGACTCACGCGCCCCGCTGGGTGAGTCGGGCCGCGGCGCGTTTGCGGTGGTAGCGGGTGAGCGAGCGGCGGTAGTCGCGGGAGAATGCGCGGCATCGGGCGCAGAGGCAGGCATAGGCGTAGTAGCCATCGGCGGTGCCGTGCGCCCACGCCGGCGGCCGAAACACGATCCGGCGCACGTTGCGCGGGATCCGCATGTAGTACGGCGGGAGCTCGGAGACCGGGGTGTAGTTGATCACCCTGGTCAAACCGCGCCCACCAGGAAGTTGTACCCGGTCGCGGTGCCGGTCGCGGTGGGGTCGATGGTGGCGGGGAACGTCGCGGCCGCGGCCTGATAGAACGTGCGCCGCTTGGTAGTGGCCGGCCCGGTGTAGTGGTACGTCCGATCATTGGCGCCGGTGGCGTACGCGAAGGCTGGCGCGTTGGCCGCGTAGCCGCGCACCTTGGCCCCGAGGTAGACCCAGCGGCCCGAGGCCTGCGCGGCGATCGCGCCAGCCAGCAGGTTGCCACCGCGCCAGCCGACGGTGGCCCAGAGCGAGTCGGCATACGCGATGGTGTCCACCAGGGTGCCCGAATCGTCGTACAGGGCCAGGCCGTTGCCGGTGGTCACACCGTCGTGGGTGCCCGCGGTGGCGATCGCCAGATAGAGGCCTGTGACCGCTTTGCCGGCGGGGATCCACACCCGGGTATACCAGTCCTGCGCGGACACCTGCGAGGGGTTGTAGAACGCGATGGGGTTGTCCGAGGCGGCCACCAGACCCCAGTGCGACACGGGGAAGGTGGCGTCAATCTCGCTCGAGCCGGTGCCGGCCCCGATGGCGGTGCGGGCCGCGGCCGCGCTGGCCGCGGTGAGCACGGCTCGGCCGGTAGCGGTCGAGTCGGTGATGTCCGTCGAGGCGATCGAGCCGCCCGAGCTCGAGGGGAGCTGGCCGGCGGGGACCTTTCCGTCCGAGCCGAGCGAGGCCACCCCGCTGGCCGCACCCTTTTGCGAGAGCGGGATGTAGGTTGTTCCTGCCGCTGGCGCGTTCTGATCGAGGCTGAGCACGCTGGCGAGGGTTACGGGCGCCGATGCTGCGGAGAGCAGCGTCATGGTTCCGCGGTCTACGCGGCCGCCGCGGTGGATGGTGACGTCGTACTCCCACCCGGACGGTACGGCGGCGGCCGCGTCCGTTGCCGGAAGGGTGATCGTGCCCGTGCCGTCGGTTGTCACCGCCGTTTCGTCCACGCGCACGGTCACCGCATTGTCGGTGCCGACGGTGAGTACCGGGCCGACGAACCGGATCGAGCCGGCGGCCCGGATGTCGAAGGTGACCTGTTTGGTGGTGAGGTCAGTCGGCCACGTTGTCATGGTTCACCTTCTCGAGCGCGCGGATTGCCGCGCTGTTCGCCACGGTGTCGAGTTGCTGCTGGTGGAGGCCGTTGGTTTGGTCCTCGGCTTTGGCGGCCGAGCGGGCCGCGGTCACGCTGGCCACGGTGGTGGTGGCGCCCAGCAGGATGCCCACGTAGTTGAAAGCGGTATTCAACAGGCCGCGGTAATCGGTGGTGTCGATGCCGTTGGCGGTGAGGTAGACGAATCCGCCGAGGTAGGCGATCGTCGTACACCCGATCATCACCGCCAGCGTGACGATTAGCGCCGTTGGCGCCCGCTTGAGCCAACCCATGATCACGGCCCCTCCGATCACCCGTTTGGGTGATCATTCTACGTCGGACGTACGACGTTTTCGCAGGTCAGAGCTTGGTTAGGCGCAGCCACGATCCGAGGTTCATCGTGGTGGCGTTGACCGCATCGGCGGCGCCCTGGCCGAACCGGACGCGGAACGTTCCGGCGGTGGCGCCCACCTGTAGGTCTCCCCACATGAGCATGCCGCGTTGGGTCGTTCCGGCGCCCCGGATCGTGTCGCCCGTGGTGGCCACCGCGGCCTCCACGGTGTCGGCGGTGGTGGTCGAGGCGGCGGGTGCGCCGAGCTCGAAGCGCGCGAAGCTGGCCCCCGACGGATAGGAGTAGTTGAACCGCATGTCGGGGGTATTGCTGGCCGCGGTGAACCGGAAGAAACCCTCGACCAGGTACTTGGCGTTGGCCTCGACGGAGATGAACAGCTCATCGTCATCCTGTACGGCGGCCGCGTTGAGCGGCGCCGATTCATTGGACGTCTTACGCACCATGAGCGGCGCAATGTCCGTTATGTCTTGGACGTTGATATCGTCCCCGCCGGCTACCATCCCCAGTGCCCCCTCTGAGCTCGAGCAATCTTGACGGGAGTCCCCGCCGTCTGTGCCTTGACCACGCCGTTGGCCGAGCGGGTGACGGTGAGGGTTTGGGCGTAGGCGCCGAGGCTTCCGGTTCGGGCACCCACCGCGGTCACGGTAACCCGCTCGCCAGCGGCCTCGATGTCGTAGGGCGTGTTCGTGCCCCAGCTCTCGTTACCGGTGATCGTGGTCTCCCACGCGGTGCTGGTGGTGGTCTCGGCGTTGGTCAGGGTGCACGTGCCGAGCGAGTACTTCCGATCGCCGTCCCACTGGCCGGTGGAGAGGATCTCGCCCGGCACGGTCTCGAAGGTGACTACGTGCCGCTTGAGTTGATCTTTCGCGCCCACCCGCACGATCATCAGGACAAACGGGTCCGGGGTCTTGCCCGATAGCCGGATGAACATGCCGACGTCGGCCGCCTCGACGGCGGTGCGGAGCGAGGGGTTGTCGTCGAGGTCCACGACGATCGGCCCGAAGCGCTGCACCTGCTGGAAGTAGCGGAGCATCGAGTTGGCCAGCTGCGCGACGTTGCCGAGCTCGAGCAGGTTGCACGGCCAGCTCTTGTCGAGCAATCCGGCGCCCGCCGGCGGATCGGCGGTGCCGTACCGGCCGGTGGTCTCCTGCGCGGTGGCCGAGACGCCGGATCGATCCTGCGCAATGACGGTGTTGTAGAGGTCCTGGTTGGCGTTGAGCTCGGTGAACCCCGGGCCGATGTCGTCGGGGTAGGTGAGCTCGAGCACTGGCGAGTTGGCCTGCTGGTAGAGGTAGCGGCGCAACGCCAGCCGCAGGCCTCGCCCGTCCGGGCTCTCGAAAAACAGGCCTTGCTCGGTGCGCTGGATCTCCTGCAGTTGGGCTTTTACGGTGCCTGGGCGCTGCGGCCCCATCTTGGTCGCGAGGGTGGTGTCACCCAGGATTTCGAACGGGATGCCTCGGCCGGCCAGGATCCGGGTGGCCCGGTCGCAGGTGGTCTCGCCCGGGTAGCCGTTGATGGCCGAGAGCATCTCGTACGACTGGAGGCTCTCGGTGACGCCATCGGTGATGAACAGGTGCCCGAGGTAGGCGCCGTTCATCACGGTGTTTTCCTTGGCCAGCCAGGTGACCGGTCGGCCCGCGGTGCCAGCGAAGGTGCCGCTCGAGCCGGTGAGTACCGGATCGTTCTCGCCGTACCACCCTGGTTCGAACGTCCACGTGCCGCCCGAGAGGGACGCCTTGAGCCGGAACACGATGTTTTCGCCCGGCACCACCCCGCCGTTGCCGATCGACGAGTTGTAGATCGTGGCGCCCGTCTCGTCGGCCACGGTGATGTTGTAGGTGGTCAGGCTGGCTTTCCACTGCCAGTTGTACCCGTTGCTGGTGGACCAGCCGAGCACGAGCCGCTCGGTGGCGTCGGCCGCCTTGACGTCGCTGGTGAACTGGATTTGCCAGCCGGTGTCGGAGACGTTGGTGGGGAAGCGGCCATCGACGCGGCCGCCGGCCCCGATCGTCAGGAGCTTGTTTGAGCCGGCTGGTCCATCGGCCCCGCCGAAGGTGACGCCGGTGGTGGTGGCGTAGGAGGTGTTCGAAGTGCTCCCGCTCATCACGGTGGCGTCGGTGCCATCCTCGCCCGACCAATAGCCGCGCATCGTGGTCAGGCTCTGGATCTGAGTGAACAGCGGTGAGGCGATGAGATCCCGCCAGCGGCCGAGCGTGCCGAGCGGCCCCGTGGCCTTGAAGTCAACCCACCGCACGCCGCGGGTGGTGACCCCGCCCGAGGTTTGGTGGTCGTCGGTTTGGCCCGGCTCTAGCGTCTCCACCTCGCCCGCAAACCGGTTCACCCCGTCGATCCGGTACCGCATCGGCAGAAAGGCGCCCACGATGTCGTACAGCGCGCTGGCGGGGTTGCTTGGCCGGTACGTGTCGTCATCGTCGATGATCCGGCACGTGCACGATCCCTTGAGAAGGTCCCAGTCGTCGGCAACCCCGCGGGTGTACGTGACGCCGGCGGCCGCGATGCGGGTGGCTGAGATCGTGTTGTAGCCGCCCGAGTAGTAAAGCTGCATTGCCAGTGCGTAATCGGTCACGGGATGTCCAGCCCGAGCGCGCTCGGATCCCCGCCGGCTGCTTTCACCTCATCGCGGACGATCTTGAAGATCAACGCGGTGAGCGAGTCGCCCGCGGCCACCCGCGTGGTGCCGCCCGAGCTCCCCGACACCACCCGCTCGCCACCCATGGCCAGGATCGGCACCAACGTGCCGAACGCGCCCGGCACGACACCGCCAGAGTGGAACGTCGGGAGCCGCGGGACCGTGAAGCCCTTACCGCCGATGACGGGTACCCAGCTGGGCACGGTGAACGAGAGACCGCCGATCGTCGCGTTCCAGAGCTTCGCAATCTGGTTAAAAGCGAACTTGTAGGGCGCGATGATGAACCCCGCCACCTTGGCAAAAGCCGTCTGGATCCACCCAGGGATCTTGCGCATGAAATCGACCACACCCGATGCCGCGGCCTTGATCCCGGACCACGCGACTTTCCACAGATTCTGGAACCAATGCGTTTTTGTCGCGATTAGTACAACAGCCGCGATTAGGACACCGATGCCGAGGACGATCCACCCGATTGGCGATGTCAGAAACGCGACTTTTAGGAGATTCTGCGCGGCGGTGAATATGTTGGTGGCCACCGCGCCCGCCTTCTGCGCGGCGGACATCGCGAGGGTGGCCACCTTGGTCTTGCCGAGCCATTCGAACAGCGGAGCGATACCGCCGGCCAGGTCTGCCCAGCCCTGCAAATAGGCCACTATGCCCTGTTTGCCCGGACCTTGCATGATCGTCGCGGTGCCGTCGATCACGTCGTGGACGCCAATGATGTTGCGCTCGGCGTTGTCGGCCGAGCCGCCCACTTTGTCGAATCCGTTGGCCGATTCCTTGACGTCGTCACCCATCTTGCGGGCCGAGTCCCCGACGGCGCCGAAGGCCTTCTGAGCGCCCGACGGGTCACCGCCGAACGTCATGGTTACCTGGTTGGCCACTACGTCACCTCGAGCCCAGCATCGTGCGCCAGGGCCGTTAGCGCGGTGGACATCTTCTCGGTGATCTCGTCGCGGTTCGCCCGCAACCCGGGGTAGATGTAGCGGCCTTCGGTGTAGAACGGGCGGGTGCCGCCCCGCGGGGTCGTACCGCCAAAGTCGAGCCACGGATAGTAGGGCGCCCGGGTGCCGCCGGCGGCGATCCGCGCTTCCTTCTGGCTCGAGCGCACCTTGAGCGAGCTCTGTGCGCGGCCCGAGCGGTGCGGGACCTTCGGTCGCGCGTAGGAGATCACGAGGTCGGAAGCTTCGTTGAGCGCCACCCGGATCATCTTGGGTAGGCCAGCGTCCATCGCCTTGAGCTGCGCGCGGAACTCTTTGAGTCCGGTCACCTCGACCCAGACACGCGCCATGATCAACCACCTATCCGGGCCGCGGCCGCTTTCGATGCGAGCTCCTCCGACTGGCGCACCCACGCGAAATAGCGTGTCCACTGGACGAACTCGTAGTTACTCATCCGCTCTCTGAGCTCACGTACCGTCATCTTGAGTTGGTGCGCAACGTAGAACTCGTGCGCCAGCTCTCCCCCCTCAAGAAACGCTTTTGGTGGCCTCCTTCCCCTGGCCATCGGCCTGGCCGGAGAGGTAGCGGATCATCTCGATGGCCGCTTGCAGTGAGCCGTTTTTGTCCTGCTTGTACCAAACGCGTGCCTCCTCGACGGTGAGCGCCGGATTGACCAGCCCGAACGCTAG